AGACGGCTGATTGTTTCCGACAAGTTCGCGCTGACCATTTCCGCCGCCTTTTCCATTTCGGCTTTCTCGGCTTTCATGCCTGCGTTTTCCTTTTCCAGATTGTAATTTCGCTTAGTGATATCCGTGTTTTCCTGCTCCAGCTTGTAAAACTGATTGGCGTACATATCCAACATTGCACCGTAGGTATCAATATCGTCCATGTAGGTTTGCTTAGGCACGCCGCCCAATTTCCCGATTAACCAGTTTTTCATTTTCCGTTTTCCTTTCCGTATTTCTTCTCAATCAGTCTTTCCACGCGGGTAATTGCCATGCTCAGTGCTTCGTAGCTTTGCGTGTATGCTGCGTATAACACGCCGTCCAGTGCATTTAGGTGTGTATGTTCAAATCCGCAACATTCTGCTTTATCCGCCATCAGGTCATATTCGGAAGCTGTCAGATTCAGCATTACCGGCCTGTTTCCGATTTGGTCTTTGAGATACCAGACGGCCTTTTCCAAATCCTCTTTGCCGTTCTTATGCTCAAATCGCCAAATGTATTTGAAAGCGTTGCCAAGATTGAAATTCAGCAGTCTTGTAAACTCGATACATTCATGCTTGCGGTTTTTGTAGTGATTGGGGTTGATGTTGTCTTTCATTTCGCTTTCCTCGTTAAAAATGTCTGATAATGTCCCGAATCAAATCAGCAGGGATTGCCGACCGAAGAATTTTTCTATTGCTTTTTACCTGCTTCATCCTGAACGCCGCTTTATTCGCATTTTTCAGGTTCATTCCCACGCTTGAGGCAAATCCTGTTCTTTTGAGTGGGAAGTTATCGCTATACGCCGAATAACAGGCTTTGTTCTTTATGAAAGTCAACCCGTTACGTTTCATTCTTTCAAACAACATTGATGCCTGCGGATTCTCAATAACAAACGGAATTTCTAGAACTTTCACAAGCTCGCAAACGAATAATGCTGTCAAATCCCCGTTCACTCCGCCCCTTAAGTATCTCGAATATGCCTCATTCACTTCTGGCGCGTTACGCTTAACCAATTTACTTATCGATGGGTAATTGAGCGTCTTCCAATTTTCAAAAGTCCGAAGTTGCAATGTTTCTTTGTCTCTGTATGCGTTCCCCCCCGGCACAGCTGTTGCGAAGCTCCAAGATTCACACGGCGGGCTTGCCATCAGCAGGTCGAATGGGTTTTCTTTGTGCATATCGACCAGCTTTTTAATATTCTTCAAGTCTGATAAATCCATCACAATATCGGCGTTTCCAATCCCTACCGACACCACATCATGCTCAGGCAGTGCTTTTTTTACACTGCCATTTCCATCATCGAATAAAGCTAAAATTCTCATTTCTTATTTCCTTTTGTTGCGCCATTCTTCAAACTTTTCGCGCCGTTTTTCCATCGTGTCGGCTGTTGCCGGGTTAAATTCGCCTTTGTCGCATTTGTAGCCGCCGAAGTAGTAGCTCGCTTTATCTTCAGCCGTCTTTGCTTTGGTACATCTTGCAAATCCGCGCATTGTGCCGTTTGCTTCGGCTTTAAAATCTGCGTGTAGGCAGTGGTAGCAGGTTTCACGCACGGTAACTATCCCAGTCAAACGGTATCAACTTGCCGCCGCCATCTCTCAAGCGGTCTCTGATACGGGCATCAACGTTTTCGCGGAAATCTTTAGCCGATAAGTTAGTCAACACCAGCGTTGGCATAAGCCGCTCATATCGACCGTTGATCACCGAAAACAAAATCCGACCATCCGTTTCTGACAGGTTCCCCGCGCCAAATTCATCAAGCACCAGCAATTCAGGTTTTACAAAAGTTCCAACAGCCTCTTTTTCACTACCGCCGTTAAAGCTGTCTTTGACCGTCTGCAACATATCGCCAACAGTAATTACCACTGCACTGCGCCCCGATTCGATGACCCTGTGAGCAATGCCACAGGCCAAATGATTTTTTCCAGTGCCACGCTTACCTGAAAAAATCATGTTCCGGCCAGTCTGCAAAACATCCTCGAAGTTTTCCGCATAGTCGGCGGCGGCAGATTTTGCCCTTGCCATTCCCGGCACCGAATCATCGACCTTGAAATTTTCAATTCGGCAGTTTTTAAACCGTTCTGCAATGCCTGATCGGCCAATGCGTTTTGACATTTCGTCTTGCTTTAATTCGCTGACAAGACGTTCGGCATATTCAACAGCTTCTTTTGCCGCTTTCAGCTTTCCGCAAATCGGGCAACCAGTCCAAACATTGCGGAAAACACTTTTCGCCAAATACTCGCCATGCTTCGTGCATTTGCGTGTCTCCGTTTTGGCGTTGCCATAGTTTTTTAAAAAATCGGCGGTACTTTTCAAAGCCATATCCACCCCCTTAGAAATCTGTTGTCGGCTGATCGCCGTATTCTTTGCCGTCCAGTACATAAGCCGTCATGTTGTGGGTTAAGCCACCATTTCCGCCTGACTGTTTGCCAAAGGTTTTATTCCTGACCCACTCAGCGCGGAAACTTCCCCAGCCGTTGCCAATGGAAAAAACAACTGCCTGAAATGCCGTCATGCCAACTTTTTGAGCCTCACTTGCAATCAGGCGCATAGCCGTTTCTGTCAGCGGCTGGCGTTTTGCTTTGCGGATTGTCAAAAAATCCTCAGCGATTTGCCCGTCAATACCATGCTCTGCCAACAGTGCTAAATCGGCTTCGTGCTTGGTCGGTTTTTTCGCTGTTTTTTCGTGCGCTGTATTAATATCTACGTTAGTAGATATTTGTTTTTTGTTTTTTGTATTTATGTGACCCCCCTTTTTTGGGGGTGGTCCTACCCCCATTTTAGGGGGTGGTGTTACCCCTTTTTTCGGGGGTACCCCGTTTTCAGTGGGTACCCCATTTTTAGGGGGTGGTGTTACCCCTTTTTTGGGGTCTGAAATTAAAAAATATTCGTTCGGTAATCCGATTCTGCTTTGCTTGCCAATCAGCCCTAATTCGACCAGCTCGTTAATAGCTTTCTGAACCGTTTCTTCTTTCCTGATTCCGGTAAATTTTTGAATCTGAGAAATCGAAAGACTGTCATGCGTTTTCTGCCAGCCTCTTGTTTTCCGGACAATCAAGATGTAGCATTTAAGGGCGTTCCCGCTCATCTGCGACAGGTATTCATCGATAACCGAGTTTGCAATCTGAAAACTGTTTGGGATAAATCTATCAATCGTCATTCCCATTCCTCCTCTTCCATGTTCCACAGCTCAATCCCAGACTTGGCAATCGAATAGTGAGTAATCGGATTCTTACAATTTCCAACCTTGAATCGCGGTTTATTGAAAATAAAACCGAGACTTTCTAAATCAAAGATTCGAGCGCATAACTGAGTAACTCCTAGCTCTTTATACGCAACTAACGATGTGATATGCCCATTTGCGCGGATATAATCGACAATCCGCTTGCATTGCGTTTCCGTTTGGTCTATCATGTTTACTCCTTTTGTTGCAGGCTTCGTGCCTCAACCCTGCCCCACGTTTCCGCGTGGGGCTTTCCTTTATCTGTCGCCCGTCTGTCCGGGCAGTCAACCGTCTTTCCGATTTGTCATAACTCCGTTACAATCGAGTTTCCACACAACAACCGTTCACGGAGTGAAAAATGTCCAAATTAGAACTAACCGATTTCCAAATCCTGCAACTGGCCGCAACATTGGCCGTATCGCCCGATAATTCGCCCGATAAAGCCGTTGAACGCATGTTCGAATACTCCGACCTGATACGGATAGAACTTGGCGATACCGAACTGGCAGAAGCCAAGAAAACCGAGGAGGCGGAGGAACTGGCCAACCGACTCGCATTGTTTAGAAAACTCAGCCGCTAGTTCGGTTGAGTTTCAAAAACTCCACCTGAAGCGCTAAAGCCGTTGTTTCTAAGTCTTTCTCGAAGCCTTTTGTCGCCATTTCCAATAAAGCCTTTTTAATCAGCCGTCTGTCTTTCTTCGTCAGGCGGTTTTTATCTTGCTTCTTCATTTTTTTCCTTTCTGTTAAACAAGTAAATGGATATTCAATCTGAAGGGAACTTTTTGACCTCATAAGAAGTTACTTTCCCATCTTTCTCCTCAATATAAATTTCTCGTTTATATTTCAGAGCTTTACATATTGCGGACTGCGTAACGCCAAGCAACTCCGCTGTTTTGACTTGCCCATTTTTACTTGCATATTCCAGCAATGTAGTTTTCGTCATGAATGCCTCCTATCCATGAATTATAACCGCTTGTAATTTTAAATGCAATACTTGCGGTAATTATGTTTTATATAAAACTTCCAGTAATATTATTTAAAAGAGGTTTTCTATGAAAAAGCGTGAAATTTCAGATATTGAGAAAGAAGAGTGCAAGCTTCTAAAGCAAATTTTCAATGCCAGAAAAAAGGAGCTAGGTCTATCACAAGAAAAAATTGCTGGCTTGATAGGGGTTACACAAGCGGCGATAAACCACTACTTAAACGGGACTAACGCATTAAATGCGTCTATTGCAAGTGAATTTGCAAAAATATTAGGCGTTCCTGTCGGTAGATTTAGCTGGAGACTGGAAAAAGAAATTAACGAGATGTCAAACTCACTAATAATATCGGGTGGTGTTATAAATGGCGCACTTAACAATAATATTGGAGGCGTACACAACAACACCAGCTACACCCTAAATCAAAATTCTGTAAGCAAGCCAACAAAAGAAGAGCTTGCCGATGCAGACAAGCACTTTTTAAAATCAATGCCGCTTTTGGATATTGATATAGCTGTTCGCCATCTCTCTAACCCTGATAAGGACAGAACGCAAATTCAGGGTAATGGGGACAGGGCAGCAACATTTATTCCACACTCGGGGAATACTGTCGGCGTCCGCATGGCTGATGATGTGGAGTTTGCAGGTATAAAACGTGGCGACATACTGATAGTGGAGCCGAATATCCCGCCGAGAGATAAAGACTTGGTGCTTATTTGTATCGACAATACAGGCTACCTGCGCGGCATGGTGGGCAGGTTGTCCATTGCGATTGATGGGACGCATACCATTATCTACGATGGCGGATCAGGCGTTCCGCTGCCTGATGGCGCGTTTATTGCCGGAGTAGTCGTAGAGGTTAAGCGCAGGCTGATACCAACGGATATCTTATTAAGCCGACTTAACCCTGATTACAATATCCACCAATCAAAACAAAGATGATATGAGTGAGGCCGTCTGAAAACAGGCGGCCTTTCGTGCGTCTTATTTAAAAAAGTTGGATTTACAGATTTACACAAAGTGTAATTTTCATAGGGAAAAGAAAAGCAATGTTGCAGATACAGACAATAATGGCCCG